CATTTATTTTCGACTACCGACAATAAAAATGAATAATCGGCATTCCAAAATAAATCTTCAGATATACCTAAACAAAGGACGTAGTAAGCATAATAATCTTCTACGTCCTCTAAAACAAATTTAGGTATTTTAATTTTTGATCCTTTTATTTTTCCAGTATTCTTTATGAACGGCTTTCTAAATCCATCTTTTTTTTTGGTGTTATTAATTCTTGACATATATTATTTATTTCTACAAAATTTGGAGGAAGTGCTTCTGCAAATTGCTCAAAACTTAATATATTGTCTTTTAATACTTTGTCTTTTTCTAAGATACCACATAAATATGCAGTATATATAACTATAATTGTATCTTCAATTACATCTTTTGCCCCGTTTGCTAAAACTTTATTGTACTTTTCATATATAGGCTTATTTTCTTTTTTTAATTGTAATAATCTTCCGAAATTTAGTGTTAGGTTTATTTTTTCTCCATTTTCTAATACTATATTCATTTTATCCTCCTATACTGTACCCTCTGATTGTGATTGTGATGTTGTCTTTCTTAATAACTCAGGAGTAAATTCTGTCATCCATTTTCCTTTTGTTGTCTCATCTAATTCTATTGCAGGTGCTTCATATTCACAATATCCATAATCATCTGGATAAAGTGAGAAAGTAACTTCTATTTCTTGTACTTCTTCTCCACCATTTTCTATTGTGTTAGATGGTCCAGTTTTAACTGCACATTTAGGATAAGCTTTATATTTTATATTTCCATCTTCATCCATAACTTCACCTACATATGTAAACTCTCTATGTCTGCTATTAGTACCATAACCATATACTCCATCTAATAAATTTTCATCATCCATTCCAAATATTTGTGTGTATAAATTATAGTTCATATGTAAGCTTATCTTAGATTCTCCTGTTCCAGCTCCTCTTGTAACTGTTTTTTTTACTACTCCTTCACACTTTTTCGTAACTGTTATACAATCAAGAGTTTCTTCTATTTTGCCAACGCATCCAACTTTTTTAAATCCTGTATCTGTGCTATTATTAATTTTAATTGCACTATTTTTTATCTCATACTCAGAAAATACGGTTATTAATTTAGTCATTACATTTCCTCCAATCCATTTTGTAATTTTTCTAATATTCCATTTACAACATTGTCATATTCTGCGTCTATACCTCTTTCCATAAAATCATTTGGTATTTTTCCCTTTGAAGTTCCTTCTGCATTTTGTGGAAAATATAAATAGTTAAACTTTGGTTTTGTATGAATCCATAATGTTAAGTTGTTTCTAATTTTTCCATCAAGTGGGTTGCTATTTTTGGCATGTCTTCTTTTATTTACACGTGATACTGGAATTAAGTTAGTTATAGATTGTATAAACTTTTCTTTTGCTTGTGTTCCTAAATAATCATTTATAACTCTTTCAGCATTGCCTTCAAAATTTGTTATTGCTTCATTTATTTTATTTATATCTTCATCCTTAATACTAAACTCAACACTAGCCATTTATATCACATCCTTTAAAAGTTTTTGTGAATTCTAGTGTTAGTATTTCTACTACTAAATTTGTGTTATTTTTTTGAACGTAATTAAACTGCATTGGTTGATCTATAAGTTTTAAATTTGTATTTTCTTTTATTTTTTTTATGACCTTTTGTTCAAATCCTTCCTCTATATAATTTTCCATTATAATATGTACTTGATAGTCATAATTAAAATCTATTTTACTTTTCCCACTTCTATTAAATTGTTTTTTATTAAAAACGAAATAATTCCATTTATCATCTGCTTTACAAAAAGTCTTTCCATACCATACTGGTAGCTTAAAACTCGCTAATGCTTCTTCTATTTTTCCAAGTGTTCCAACTAATTTACTCAATAGTCATCACCTCTTCTAAATAAAAATATAGTTCTCTATTTTTTCTATCTTCATCTATATAAACAATGTCATACAATGTATTTTCTATCACTACTTTATAATTATTTTTTAATCCACTATAAAACCTAGTCTTAACTTTTAAATTTAAAGTCCTAGAACTTGCCTCTGCAAATTCTAGGTCCTGCTGTCTTTTGCTACATTCTTCATATGCAAGTTTAACAATAAATTTAAGATTTTCTTTAGAGTTAGTATTTTCCTTAGCTCCAAAATTAACTTTTCTAGGTATCTCCTCATAAACTCTTATAAAGCCATCATTATATCTACTTACTTTGTTCATACTGAATTACCTCATATTTTTGTCTAATTTGCATTATTTCATTGAAATAATTATTATCAAATTCATTTGTGCATTGATTATAAGCATACATACAATAGTCTAATAGTAGATTATGCTCTTGCCCTTCTTCCTCTGAATAATCTATTTTTGCTCCTAACTTCCAGTTAAGTGTTGCTATTGCATCTTTAATTATTCGTTCTATTTTTCTATTTGTTTCTTCTTCATCCCATGTTATATTTAGATGATCTTTTACTTCCTGTAATAATTTATCCATGACTTCTCCTTTCTAAAAAAAAGAAAAGACCAGTCATAGACTAGTCTTTCTTTTATTATTATGCTTGTTCCTTAGTTGCTACAGTTCCTTTTACTTTAACAGGTATAACTGCTTCTTCTAATCCACTTATATCTAATACTAAAGCACTGTTTTCATCTATTGCTCTACCAACTCCATAAGTTTTTATTTTATATGTTCTTTGATCTTCTAAAAATTTATATTCATCTGAAAATTCTATTACACCTTCTTTAGGAAATCCTACACCTACAAAGTAATTATCTAGCATAGCCATAACTGCTTTGCCAGTTGGAACTGCTTCACTCATTACAACTTCCATAGGAAATGCAAAATTGTCAACATAGGCACCACTCATGTTTTGAACTCTTACTGCTGGTGCTACTAAAGTATAGTAATCATTAGCATTACAAATTAATGTTAATTTGCTAACCGCTCTATTTTGTCCTTTTTCATTTTTAGCTAGTTTAGCTATTAAAGCCCCCATGGATTTAACACCAAAATCTGTTACTGATAATGCAGTTTTATCTTGATAAACACCATCTAATGCTCCAGTTAATTTCTTCATTAATCCAATTGGCTTTCCTTTTCCATCGCCTTTTACTATTGCTTCTTCTAATGCAGTTGCTATTGCATCTTTAAGTATTGTTCTTATATAAGCATCTAGGAATGTTGGACCTAAATCTAATAATCCCATTGGTATTACTGCATATGCTGTTAATTTATTTTGTGTCATTTCTAACAGTTTAAATGCTGAAGTTATTTCTTTAGTTATTTCTGCATCTATCTCTCCCCAAACTGCTGATTGTTTAGTATGATCATTCATTATAATTTTAGTTGCATACGCTACTGATTGGAATTTAACTTTAGATAATAATGGATGTTCTTCTACTAAATCTCTGTAAACATCTTCTATTATTGTATCTGGCATTAAATCATTACTAGTTAAAGATGTTAGTGTAGTTACTGCTTGTTGTATATTTCTGCATTTACTTGCTTCTATAAATTTATTGTAGAATTTTTCTTCTGCACTAGTTAGTTGTCTATATCCTCTTTGTGCTAATATATTTTTATCTCCAGTTTGTGCATATATTTGAGCATCTGCTTTTATTTCTTCTACTATTGCATTTGAAAAATCATTCCAAGCTTGTTGTTGCTCTTCTTCTGTCCCATTTGTTAATGCTCTTTGTAGGGCATCTGTATAATTATTTTTATTTCCTATTCTCATTTCTTTTCTCCTTTTCTTATTAAATTTAAAAAAGAATCCAGGGCAATGGATTCAACTATTGGTTCTTTGGTCTGTTTTGGCTCTTGTAGTTTAGTTGGTTCAAATAGTTTAATTTTAGCTTGAGCTTCTTTAATCATTTTTATTAATGACTTTTTAACTGATTGGCTAGCTCCATTTGTATCTTTTTCATTTACTATAGTTGTTATAAATCCTTTTTCTAAAGCTTCTTGAGGTGCTATCCATGTTTCGTTATCAAGCATTTGTTTTAATTCTTCTTCTGTAATATTTACTTCTTGCATATAAGCATTTATTGATGCTTGAGTTATAACATCTAAATCATCAGCTTGTTTTCTTAATTCTTTTGAATTTCCACTAGCATATGTCCATGCATTATGTATCATAAGCAATGATGCAGTAGACATTATTCTTTCATCTCCTGCCATAAATACTACACTAGCAGCACTACATGCAAAACCATCGCATACAGTTTTTACTTTTGCTTTATGTCGCTTTAATTGATTGTATATAGCCAATCCTTCAGCAACTTCTCCACCATATGAGTTTATATATACATTTATTTTGTCACATTCTAATCCTTCTATCTGTTTAGATAATGTATAACTTGATATATCATTTTCATACCATTCCCAGGATGTTATGTCGCCATAAATTTGTATATCAACTTCATTATTATTTTTAGTCAGTTGAAAATATTTTCTATTCACTGTTATCACCTCCTTTTTAAACTTTTCCTTCTAATTGTTCATTGTTTTTAATACTATTTAGCATATTTTCAGCAGTATCATAATTTTTAGTCATAAAGTGTATTGTTGAATACTCTTCATCTAAAGCATTGAATCCTATTATTTTTCTTGCTTCATCTATAGAACAAATGCCTGAAGCAATTAATTTATCTGCTTTATCTGCTATATCAAGTACATCTATATGTAAAATAGAACTTGTATCAACTACAATATAATTTCCCTTATTCCAACTTTCAAAGTTACCATATATCTTCCTAGTTAATTCTTCACTCATCATATCTGCTATTGGATCTATACAAAATGTAAGGAATTGATTAATAGTAGTATCTAGATTGTCAACATCTCCAAACATAAGAGGTAACGGTATTTGAAATGCTTGAGCTACTACTTCAAACATATCTTTTCTTATATCTTTAAAGTCTGTGCAAGTTGCACTTTTATTCCCTGATATATCATTTAATTTATACCCTCTGAATTGAGGATATACAGCATTATCATTCTCCATAAAGCTTTTTAATTGCTGTTGGACTATTTCTTTATATGTTTTTTGAAAATTAGTATCATTAGCTTTTATATTATCTAACTCTAATATATACTTTTGTTGATTACTAGATTTATATTTTTTAATAGCTAATTCAAGTAAATCTTCATAATCATTAGCTAATCCATTAATTAAATTTTTAATATTAACATCGTTTAGTTTTAGTCTAAATACTTCATTGTATTTAAATGTTTTATCTAGTTGGTATACATTTTTATCCCCTATTGTAATACCCTTATAAACATTTCCCAATATTGGATACTCATCTACATGATAGTTATTGGCAACATGAAGTTCATTTGCTACAGATACAATTATACATTCATCATCAAACATTTTTTCAATAGCTTTATGCCACATTTGGGAACTGCTTTCATTCTTATTAGGCTGTATATTTAATTCATAGTATGTTTTATTCTTTACTTCTTTTCCTTTTTCAAACACCTTTATTTCACATTTAGAAATTGCGTTAGCTATAAGTGATATAGCTGTTTGTATTGCTAATTCTTTATAATATACTTGCGGTATTTTTTGTTCATAATATAATTCATTTATAGGTTTACTTTCTTTTCCTAGAAAATCTGCTAACCAACTTTTTAATCCCATTTTATCACCTCCTATATTAGAAATTTAAAGGTTCAAAGAAAATTAATTCTTCATTACTTTCATCTTCTAATACATCTTGTGATGCAATCATCGCATGAACAAAGGCCATGAATACATCTGTCTTTCTACTTCTAGGCTCTATTTTGTCGTATACAAAATTTCCTTTTCCTGCATCTATTAGCTTTGTATTATTACAACACCATCTAAATAATGGATTATCTCCTACTATAATATCATGATTATTAAATAGTGAATCAATAACAGGTACAATCTTCATAATGTCACTTGGTCTTATCATCTTGACTCTTTCTTTATCATTTCCATCTATATCAATAGACTTTAATGAATTATTAAATAAAGCATACCTAAAGTTATCTAAACCTAGTTTTAAGAAATAATATTTATTTAGCTGTTCGTCTATCCACTTACATATATCATCTGGATTAATCTCTATATCATTAATAATGGTTAATAGTCCTTGTTGCTCCCATGCTTCTAAAGGAGCTTTAATTCTATCTTTATCACAACTATGTTTGCAAAACCATCCATGACATATTGCATAATATTTGTGGTTTTTTCTAAATAATAAGCAAACTCCTACCATATCTGATACCTTAGAATAGTCAATACCTACTACGCAATCACATCCTGTTAAATCTTCCATTTCTTGATTCGTTGCTAATATATTATCCCAAGTAGTTACTTCAGCATCCATTTGTGTTTTAGGGATATTCATTCTTTTAGTCATAAATGATAAGTTAGTATATGGTGATATTTTATAATCTGCATATTCTTTTTCAATCTGTTTTAACAATCCTTGTCTATAATATAATGAAGGATTAGCTTTAAACCAATTTTCTTTATCATGAACTTCTTTTTCATCATCTAATTTACAAATAAATGGTAAGAATCCGTTATCTTCCATAGCACCTTTTAATATTAATTCTGATTTGGCTTTCATTTCATCTAGAGGGGCATCTCTGACAAATCCATCAGTAGTAATATAAAATTCTCTTGGATCATCTACTTTACCAAGCCCAGTTCTTTGTACATCTATAAGTTTATAGCTTTCATATTGATGTATTTCATCAAATACTACAGCACCAGGTCTTAAACCATCTGCACTTTTAGCATTACTTGTTTTATACTTTATAAC